GGAGTTTGATTTTGATAAATAAATAAATAAACGTGGCGCGAGAAATAAACACACTCGCGCCTCGTACATAGCACAAGATATTGTGTCAAGGATAATCCTACACACTATGACCAAAATGGGTCAGGGAAGAGCATGTGGGCGGGACCCACCCGGGGAGGAAAAAAAGAAAAAAATAATTTGACATAAAAAATTATTTCATATAATATCCTATACATTAACAAAGGAGAAGAAATGAATAAAAAAACTAAAAAACAAAACCCATACACAGGGGATTTATTTGGTGTTGAAGAATGTCAATTCTGCAAAGGTAAAGGAACTTACACTAAGTTTGACAAAGTCGTTCCAGGCGTGGAGTACATTGAAGATTGTGAACATTGCGACGGGACAGGTGTAATATAAATGATAAGAAACTATAAACAAAAACAAGAGAGGGAATAATGCACAATAATAAAAAAAATGATGGATCAAGTTTAGAAAGAGATGATATGATCTATATAAGAAAAGAAGATGTAGATAATGGGATAACTTATGGTGCTTTTAATAATATGAATGAAAATGAAGAGTATACAAAAGATAAACCTAGACCAAACAAGGGTACATATTATTTAATTAAATGTGTTGGTATTGAAACATTTGATTAATCTTTAAGAAATACCCTATGCAGAAATTGCATAGGGTATTATAGGATAGAGAAGAGCATGTGGGCGGGACCCACCCTAATTTTTATATAGGGGTCCCTAAAGGAATTACTTTAATGTTTCACGTGAAACATTTTTGTCGATACCCCCTTGACCTAGTAGGGGTCCCAGACCTACCCTATAGTGTTTGATTTACTCAGTCAAAGCTGTATAATACTTTCCACCCATATTGAATTATATGCTAACAGTACAAGATATTAATAAAATTGCAGATCCGGTCGAAAGAAAAAAGCTAAAGATTCAGATCATACAACGAGAGCAAAGAAAAGAACTTAAAAAAGTTCGTACTCAATTTTTGCCTTTTGTAAAAAAGATGTGGCCAGATTTTATAGAGGGGTCCCATCACACCGAGATAGCAGATAAGTTTAATAGATTAGCAACTGGAGAATTGACCCGTCTAATTATAAACATGCCACCTAGGCATACTAAATCTGAATTTGCATCGTTTTTTCTTCCTGCATGGATGATAGGACAAAACCCAAAATTAAAAATAATTCAAGCGACTCACACAGCAGAACTTGCTGTAAACTTTGGTCGTAAAACAAAACATTTAATTGATTCATCAGAGTATCAACAAATTTTTAAAACAAGACTCCAAGAAGATAGTAAAGCTGCAGGACGTTGGAATACATCTGATGGTGGTGAATACTTTGCAGTCGGTGTCCAAGGTGCGGTAACCGGTAGAGGTGCAGACTTGTTAATTATAGATGACCCACACTCAGAGCAAGATGTAAACTCACCTATTGCATTTGATAATGCATGGGAGTGGTATACCAGTGGACCACGGCAAAGGCTTCAACCAGGAGGTCGTATTGTTTTAGTTATGACTCGTTGGAGTACAAAAGACCTTACACAAAAATTAATTAACGCTCAGAAAAATGAAAACGCTGATCAATGGGAAGTTGTAGAATTTCCAGCCATACTTCCAAACGGCAAACCAGTCTGGCCTGAATATTGGAAGCTCGAGGATCTTGAATCTGTAAAAGCATCTGCAGGTGTTGCAAAGTGGAACGCGCAATATATGCAGAACCCAACATCAGAAGAAGGAGCTCTTATCAAAAGAGAATGGTGGAAAGACTGGGAACATGAACATATGCCAGTTGTTGAACACATCATTCAATCTTACGATACTGCATTTTTAAAAAAAGAAACTGCCGATTATTCTGCTATTACAACATGGGGAGTTTTTAGATTAAACGAGGACAGTGGACCACAAATAATATTATTAGACTCTTACAAAGAACGTTTAGAGTTTCCAGAATTACGTCGTGTTGCACTAGAACAATATAAATATTGGAATCCTGATACAGTTATTGTTGAAGCTAAAGCATCTGGTTTACCTTTGATGTATGAACTTAGACAAATGGGAATACCCGCAGTAAATTTTACACCTAGTAAAGGTCAAGATAAAATTGCTAGAGTTAATGCAGTTTCTCCTATGTTTGAAGCCGGACAAGTGTGGGCTCCTTTGCGAGAAGAGTATGCTCAAGAAATGGTAGAAGAAGTTGCAGCATTTCCATATGGAGATCATGATGACTTGGTTGACTCCATGACTCAAGCTCTGTTAAGATACAGACAAGGAGGGTTGATAAGACACCCAGAAGATTATAAAGATGAGGATCAACCTAAACGAAAAAAGAAATTTTATTGGTAATGAAAAAGAATCCGACATTAGTTAAAAATATGAAACATGTTAAATTTGATCAGATACCACCATTAAGTGGCCCTGATCCACGAGGCTTGATTAATCAATCAAAACAAGATAAACCTAATCAATTGGAGAAAATAAATGGCAGACATAGACAAAGCATTAACCGAAATAAGAAAATCGGTTGAGATACCAGGGCCCGAGGAACAAGTAGAGGTCACTGAAGAAATTAAAGAATCATTACCCGACGCTGGTGAAACAGAGATTACCCCGACTGAAGATGGCGGAGTAGAAATTAATTTTGAACCTGGAGCATTTAATCAAGCACAAAGTGAAAATCACTTTGACAATTTAGCTGAGTTATTACCAGAGGATGTATTAGGTCCTTTAGGTTCAGAATTAAATCAAAACTACATGGACTACAAAGAGTCTCGTAAAGAATGGGAGCACACTTACATTACTGGTTTAGATCTATTAGGATTTAAATACGAAGATAGAACAGAACCTTTCTCAGGTGCAGCAGGAGCTACACACCCTGTTCTTGCAGAAGCTGTTACACAATTTCAAGCATTGGCTTACAAAGAATTATTACCGGCTGATGGTCCTGTTAGAACTCAAATCTTAGGAGCACCAAGCCCTGAAAAAGAAATGCAATCAACTAGAGTAAAAGATTTTATGAATTATCAGTTGATGGATCAAATGAAAGAATACGAACCTGAGTTTGATCAGTTATTATTTTATTTACCTCTTGCAGGATCTGCATTTAAAAAAGTTTATTATGATGATTTATTAGGTAGAGCAGTTTCTAAATTTGTACCCGCAGAAGATTTAGTGGTACCTTATACTGCAACATCTCTTGAAGATGCAACGGCTGTTGTTCATCGTATAAAAATGAAAGGCAACGATTTAAGAAAACAAATGGTTGGAGGATTTTACAGAAATGTAGATATTGGACAACCTGCAGATACTGAATCTGATCTTGAGAGAAAAGAACGAGAGTTAGAAGGAATTACCAAAACAAAAGACGAAGACGTTTATAACATTTTAGAATTTCACATTGATTTAGATTTGGAAGGTTTTGAAGATAGAGATGCTGCAGGCGAACCAACAGGAATTAAACTTCCATACATTGTAACAATTGAAGAAGCATCACGTGAAGTATTATCGATTAGAAGAAACTATGAAATAGATGATCCAAAGAAAAAGAAAATTTCTTATTTTGTACATTTTAAATTTTTACCCGGTTTAGGTTTTTATGGGTTTGGATTAATTCATATGATCGGTGGTCTATCAAGAACTGCAACTGCAGCTCTAAGATCATTACTAGATGCTGGTACCCTCTCCAATTTACCAGCAGGATTTAAGATGCGCGGCATCAGAATACGTGATGACGCGCAATCTATAACTCCAGGTGAATTTAGAGATGTAGATGCTCCAGGTGGAAATATTAAAGATGCATTCATGGCGCTTCCATTTAAAGAACCATCACAAACTCTTTTACAGCTTATGGGTGTCGTTGTATCAGCCGGGCAAAGATTTGCTTCGATCGCTGACCTTCAAGTAGGTGATGGGAATCAACAAGCAGCAGTGGGAACGACAGTGGCTTTGTTGGAGAAAGGAAGCAGAACAATGTCTGCGATTCACAAAAGAATTTATGTGAGTCTTAAGAATGAGTTTAAGATGTTGGCTAGAGTATTTAAATTATACTTACCTGAACAATATCCTTATGATGTTGTAGGCGGTCAACGAATGATTAAGAAAACAGACTTTGATGATCGAATAGATATTTTACCAATTGCTGATCCAAATATATTTTCTCAGACACAAAGAATATCAATTGCACAAGCAGAATTACAATTAGCGCAATCTAACCCACAAATGCATAATTTATACAATGCTTACCGTGCAATGTATGAAGCATTGGGTGTAAAAAATATTGATATGATTTTAAAACCTGTGCCAAGACCTATGCCAATGGATCCAAGTGTTGAAGCTATACAAGCTTTAGCGGGTCAACCTTTTCAAGCGTTTAAAGGACAGGACCATAGAGCTCATATTACAGCACATTTAAATTTTATGATGTCAACAATGGCAAGAAATAACCCAATGGTAACTGCTTCTATGCAAAAAAACATTTTTGAACACATTTCTTTGATGGCA